CCGAGTCGCGCCGGGCGCCGATGACCCGCTGGATGCGGCTGCTGTCGATCGCCTGCGTCAGTCTGACGACATCCTGTGCGGGCTTCGGCCGGGGATCTGTGCCGGAAGCGGCGACCGCGGAACCGCCCAGGCTGGAGATCCCGGCTGACGCGCAGAAGCCCTGCGCCCTGTACCGGCTGCCGGCGAGCCCGACGCGGGCGGATCTCGAGGTCGGCTATGTCACCCGCGGCGCCCAGCTGATCGAATGCGAGGGCCGCCGCGCGGTGGCGGTGACGACGTTCGCCACCCAGGCCGCGGCCGAGGCCGCCTGGATCGAGGCGCGCGAGCGCCGGCGGTCGCGCACCTGCCGCTGGTTGCGGCTGGGGTGCTGAGACCCCGCCTCGAGGCGGGACCGGCGCGTTGGCGCGCGCCGATCTGCGAGGACTGACCTCGCACGACTGACCGATCGGCCGTCCGGCTGATCGTCCGCCCCACTCCCGAGAGCGGGGCGATTCAATCGTGCGAAAGGTTGAGACTCCATGACCACCCCCCGCGACCTGCTGTACGTCGATCACCGTCCGGTGACGCCGTGCGATCCGCCCGCCGCCTGGATCGGCGGGAAGCGACGACTGGCCCGCCGCATCTGCGCCAGCCTCGCCGCCACGCCCCACGAGGCCTATTGCGAGCCCTTCATCGGAATGGGCGGCGTCTTTCTACGCCGGCGGGTGCGGCCGCCGGTAGAGGTGATCAACGATCTGTCCGGCGACGTCGTGACCCTGTTCCGGGTCCTGCAGCGGTTTCCCGACGTTTTGACGAGGGAATTGCGGTGGCGCCCCGCCATGCGGTCCGAGTTCGATCGGCTGAAGGAAAGCCGCGACGTCGACCTGTTGGACATCGAGCGGGCGGCCCGGTTCCTGTATCTGCAGGCTCTGGCGTTCGGGGGAAAGGTGACCGGGCGGAACTTCGGCACGGACCCGCGACAGGCGCACAATTTCGACCTGACCCGCATCGCCTCCAGGATCGAGCGCTTGCACGCGCGGCTGCAGGGGGTGGTGATCGAGAACCTGGACTGGCTGGCGTTCATCAGCTGCTATGACCGTCCGGGCACGCTGTTCTATCTGGACCCGCCGTATTGGGCGTCCGAGGACGACTATGGGGCCGGCATGTTCATCCGCGGCGACTTCCAACGGATGGCCGACAAGCTGCGCTCGATCGACGGTCGGTTCCTGCTGTCGATCAACGACCGTCCGGAGATCCGCGAGATGTTCGCCTGGGCCGATATGGAGGCGGTGGCCACGACCTACACGATCGCGGGTGGGGAACATGCCGCCCCCGCCGGTGAGCTGCTGATCGCCAGAGGGGTGAATCTCGCGCCGGCCGCCGCGCAGCCGACCCTGCTCTGACAATCGCTGCCTGTCTGTCAACGCCCCCGCCGGTTCGCCGGCGGGGGCTTTTTGCGTTTCACAGCCCGGCGGCGAGGATCCGAGCCACCATCGGGTCCTGCCGCGAGGCCTCGACCTCGGCCGCCCAGACGCGCTCGGCGTCGTCGCGATCCGCGCGGACCCTGGCCGCCTGTCGCCGGCGCGTGGTGATGCGGAAGTGAGGGCCGCCGGTCCCGCTGGCCGGCTCGGGCGGGACGTCGCAGAACTCCAGCCGCACGCCGTGCTCTTCCTTGATCAGCCGGGTCGTGGATCTGGTCGTCATCGGAACGAGTCAGCGCCGGCGGCGGTTGGCGGTTCCATGGAAGAGGACAGGCCCATCCTCGGCCGGCGGATCGTCGGGCCGGTGCGCGAGGGCGGCGAGGCGGATCGCTTCGTCGACTGCGGCTGTGGCGCGCGGCTGGACATGCGCCGGCTGGATCTGCTGATCGCGCATGGACGGGTTTGCCCGCTGGGCGCCGATCACCGCGCCTGACTGGCGGCCTGGCTGCGCAGTTCGATGGCGTTGCGGACCTCGCCCGTCATGCGCAGGGGGACGGCCGAGCCGGTCAGGCTGGACTGGGCGAGGAAGACGACCTGGCCCTCGCATCGCCGGTCGGTCGACCATCGGACCCACGCCTTGCACCGTGTCGAGCGGCCCCACAGGACATAGCCGTCGCCCAGCAGGCGCCGCAGGGCCGACAGGTCGACGTGGGTCCGGGCGTGACACGCCGGGCAGTCCGCCAGCACGATCCAGCGGCGGGCGTGCATCTCGGACAGGGTCAGGGCCGTCAGCGGGTGCGGCGGGGATGCGAGCCGATCGGGATTGGTGGCGCCCATGCCGCCCGGGATAGCGCCGGCGAGGCGCGCGCGGCAAGGGCGATGTTCTGCGAATGTTCCGGGCGGCGGCCGACCCTACGCGGCGAAGCTGACAGTCTGGGGTATGTTCCGGATCGGGCTCCCGCACCCATCGATACCCCAGAGTCCGGAAACGGCTCTGGGGTTTTTCGCGTTTTGGGCCCCGGTCTGCTGGCCGCCGCCGGCGCTGATGCGCAGCAGGTCGTCGAGGCGACCGTGCACCTGCAGCTCGAACCGCCCCAGGCCCTTTAGCGGGATGAAGTCGACATGGTCGATCAGGGCCCGGAAGGCGTCGCGGACCTCGGCGCCGTCATCGGCCGCGAGCGCGTCGTCGATCGTCTCGGCCAAGGCCTGATAGGCGGCGGCCGCGCCGGGGTGAAGGGTGATGACCGGCGGGGCGTCGGCCGTGGCCAGCCGGGCCTCGATCTCTGCCCGGCGGGCCTTCAGCGGGTCGGCCGCCCGGGCCATGTCGGCCAGATCCATGGCTCCCGCCAGATAGGCGTCCTGGGCCCGGCCGAGGCGCCGGCCGATCTCGGCCAGTTCCAGCTCGAGCGGCGCGCGGTCGGCCAAGGCGGCCTTGCGGTCGGCCTGCTGGTCGGCGTGGATCGTCCGGACCGCCTCGGCGATCGCGGCGGGTGACAGCAGGTGGCGTTTCGCGCCCTCGACAACGCGGGTCTCGACCGTCGCGGCCTTGATGGCCTTTGAGTTGATGCAGACGCCGCGGTCCTTGTTGTTGGCGCAGCGATAGACCCCGCCCTGCAGCACCATCGACCCGGCGCACAGGCGGCATTTCAGCAGGCCGGACAGCAGCCGCTTCGGTGCGCGGGCCATGGCCCGGGGCTGGGCGTCCAGGGTGCGCTGACGGGCCCGGACGGCGTTCCACGCCTCGTCCGACAGGATGCGCAGATGCGGGACGGGCTCGCGGATCCACTGGTCCGGCGGATTCAGCACGCTGGAGCGCTTGCCGGTCTCGGGGTGTTTGCGGAAGCGCCGGCGGTTGAAGACCCGCACACCGATGTAGAGTTCCTGACACAGGATGCCGTCGCCGGCGCGGCGGTCGCCCGCGATGGCCGTCGGGGCCCAGGTCCCTCCGCGGGGGCCGGGCAGGCCCTCGGCGTTCAGGGCCTTGGCGATGCGGACCGGAGACAGGCCGGCGGCGTAGTCGGCATAGATGCGGCGCACGACGGCCGCCTCGGCGGGGTTGATGGCCAGCACGCCCTTGCCGGCCACGTCGTAGCCGTAGCAGCGGCCGCCGGCCGAGAAGCCGGCGCTGACCCGGCCGACCAAGCCGCGCCGGGTCTTCTTGCCCAGTTCGACCAGGAACAGACGGTTCATCGTGCCCTCAAGGCCGACGTGCAGTTCGGTGACGGCGCCGCCGGACAGGGTCTCGAGGCGGACGCCGGCGAAGGACAGCAGTTCGAACAGTCGGGCGGTGTCGGACTGGCTGCGGCTGAGCCGGTCCAGCGCCTCGGTCAGGACGACGTCGACGTCGCCGGCGGCGGCGGCGCGCATCAGGGCTTGGACGCCCGGCCGGGTGGTGACGGCCGCGCCCGAGACGCCCCGATCGGCGAACTCGGCCGCGACGGTCCAGCCGCGCGAGGCGCACGCGGCCCGCAGGGCGGCCAGCTGGTCGTCGGCGGAGCGCTCGGACTGCAGGTCGGACGAATAGCGGGCGTAGAGGGCGGCGCGCATCGGGGCTAGTCGATGTCGATGACGGACAGATCCAGCTGCAGCTCTACGTCGATGGTCTGGTAGGTCGGCCCATCATGGCTGAAGATCGGACTGGTCTGGAATTCGACCCGGAATCCGTCGCGGTTCGCCTGAGCGACCTTGGCGTTCAGATCCGCGACGATGTCTCGGATCGCCTGTTCTTGTTTCTGGTAATCGGAGAGGGTCTTCGTCATGGGGCTCGGCTCTTCATGTCCGGGGGCGAACCGGCGGCACGCTGGCGCCGGGCGGCCATCCGCGCAAGGGCCCGTACCAGCGGCAGCAGTTCCGTCGGCAGGTCGCCGGGGATGTCGTTGGCCGGAATGGGGTGCGCGGCGGGGGGCATGGTCAGTGCGTGACCGGTTCGTCGGCCGTGACCGCCGAGCGGAAACCGCGGGCGAACGCTTCCTGCGCGCCGGGCGTCACGCCGTCCCGGACGATGCAGCCGAACACCGCCCCGAGCGCCGAGACCGCCTTCAGCTCGTCCGCCGATCCGGCCAGCACCAGCTGCAGGGCGTTGAAGGTCGCCTGAAAGGAGGTCGACTCGGAGAAGGGCGTGCCGGTCCATTCGGTCCAGCCTTCGGTGATCAGGCGGCGGCCCAGGGCCTCGCCGTCGGCCTGGCGGGGGTTCGGGGCGGCGGGCTTCACGCTTCCGGCTCCTGCACGCGGAAGCTGACGGCCCAGACCCACGAGTTTGCGTTCCAGCTGTCCCAGCCGTTGATGTGCTCCCATAGGGCCTTGTAGGCCTCGACGGGCGTCGTCCGTTTGAGTGGGAAGCGCTCGCCGTCGGTCGGCTCGCCGGCGGTCCAGTAAGTAGCGTCCGGCCCCCGGTGCGGACCCTCGCAAGGGAACTCGCGCAGGCCTTCGGCGACGGCGTCGACCGGACTGATGTCCTGCAGCCGCTCGACCCGGACGTCGGTGATCTCCAGCGTCAGGCGCGAGGCCCAGCGGGGCATGTGGATCGAGGGGCGAACCTTCCAGCCCGCCCCGATCATGCTGTCACGCGTGATCGCGGGTCCGTAGGGCGCGCCGTAGCGGCCGCCGTCGGTATCGGCCCAATACCGCCCCGGCGTCGCATCATGGGTGAACAGCTTGAATAGCGGCCCGTCTTTCTGGAGCCCGCTCTCCCGCACCCACAGCCGGTCGCCGGGGACGCCATAGGGGCAGCGGCCGATGAACTTGATGTAGCCGTCGCGGCCATTCTTCCGGGCCCAGAGGCCGGGCTCGGAAACGTTGCGCCAGCCCTTGCGGCGCAGCTCCTCGCCAGACCAGAAGAAGACGTCGTCCGCGTCGATCGGCACATCCAGTTTCACCACGCGTCGGGTCTGGGTCTTCCGGCCGTCCAGCAGGGCGCGGACCATGGGCCCGCTGAAGAGGATGGGGCGCTCGGTCATGGACGGACCACGGGGAAGGTGTAGGACAGCCCCTCAAGCGTGCGGCCCAGCGCGCGGTGCATGGCCTCCGAGGCGGCGTTGTCGATGTGATGGCCCGAGGTGATGCGGTCGACCTTGGGGTGGTTCAGGGCGATGTCGGCGCATAGATCCTGGAACAGGCGACGATACAGGCCCCGGCGGCGATATGGCGCCTTGACCCCGCCGATGCAGACGAAGGCGTCGCGGGTCCAGTCCATGGTGCGCCAGGCGATGACGCCGACGACCTCGCTTTCCGGCGTGACCGCATAGGTGGCGCGATCATTCCAGGCGTGGATCTGGGTGCGGATCATGCCCCGTTCCATCAGGTCCAGCACAAGCGCCATGGCGAGCGGTTCGGCCGGGCTGGCGCCCAGCTGGTCCATGCGGCGGATCTGGATGGCGTCGGTCATCGCTGGGCCTCCGGCCGCGGCTTCCAGCCGCAGCCGTAGAAGGCCTCGCGCTTGGCTTCATCCATGGTCTGGACAGCGTCCGGCGCCCAGCCGTCGTACAGGTGCCCGCCGTCAGGCGCCGTGACGGTGATGTAGAAGGCCTTTGCGTGGTGGTCGCGATCGCGCTCGATCTCGATCGAGCAGCCCTTGTGCGTGGCCCGTAGATAGCCGCGCCGATGTTCGAGGATCCTCATGACCGCGCCTCCGGAAAGCCGTCGTGCAGGACACCGTCGAGCCGGCGGCCGGCGGCCTTCTTGCCGGCGCGGTACAGAGTCGGTTCGTCGTCGATATGCTGGTCAGCGCAGCTGGCGGCGGACAGGCGCTGGAAGTCCCAGCGACCGTCGAACCAGTCGGCGGTGTCGACGGCGCGCCCGATCGTGTTCTGGGCGTTCTCGCCCGGGGCCCACTCTCCCCACTGTTTGAACAGGAAGGAGACGCCGGCGGCGGCGAACTGGTCTCGGCCCTCACGGACCCAGTCCGGGTGCATCGGCCGGGCGCTGGGGCCGCTCTCGCCGCCGAACACTCCCCAGTCAATGCGGGCGGTGCGGCTGTGGCAGGTTCCGCAGGTCCGTCCTTCGAAGTGCTGACCGCCGAGAAGCGGCCGGCGGCAGCAGGGGCACCAGCTGCCGAGCCATTCGGCCAGATCGATCGGCCCCAGCAGCGGCTCGGCGGAGATCCAGCGGACGGCCGCCGGCGTGTCCAACAGGACCGGGACACGTTCGTCGGCGCGGGCCTGATCCTCGACCGAGACGCCCAGCCAGATGTTCGGGAGGGGCCAAGGGTTTTCGTTTCGCGGGGCGCACCCCTGAGCCTCAAGGGTCCTAGTGAAGGTGGCCAGCGATCGGCCAGCGGCCTTGTTGACTGCGAATGCCTGCTGCCAAACCAGATGGGGCCGCACATTGCGGCCGAGGCCGGGACTGAACTCGCCGGTCAGATACGCCCGCATCCGCTCGGGCCGCTTCGTCAGGATCTGGAAGACGTGCTGGGGGCACAGCGCCATGACGGCGAAGATCTGGTCCAGCTGGTCGTCGGTGACGCCTTCGTGGAACAGGTCGCCGTGGGCGGCGACGAAGATCCGGCGCGGGCGGGCCCAGCGCAGGGGCTGGGTCAGCCATTGGGCGTTGAACCGCACCTGGCCGTTCCAGACCGGCCCGGCCTTGCTGTCGACCGTCAGGCCCGCCCGGCTGGGGTGGTTGCGGAGGCGCGTGCCGGCCAGCTTCATGGCGTAGCAGTTGGTGCATCCGGGCGAGACGACGCTGCAGCCGGTGACGATCTGCCAGGTGGCGTCGGTCCATTCGATCAGGGAGCGGTCAGCCATGGGAGGGCGCTCCGCGCTTATAGCCCCGCACCATCCACGGCCGCCCCGTGTCGAGACTGCGCAGCCATTGGATCCCGCTGCTGGTGATCCGCCACATGCGGCCGCCTTGGCGCTCTCGTTTCATGTAGCCGCGCCGGTCCAGCTGCCGGCAGACCTCGCCGGTCTGGCGCACGGTCATGCCGGCGGGTGTGAGATAGGTCGTGCAGGCCCCGCTGGCGGCCAAGCGGGCCCGGCGGAGAACGGCGACCTGCCGCTGAGTGAGTTCCCCCATGGTCAGGATTCTCCCTCGGTTCGGGGCGTGATCGCCCGCAGGGTTTCGCGCAGGGCCAGCACGCCCTCGGCGGTCAGGGCCGAGGCGTCGGGGCGGGTCAGGTTCAGGTCGCCGCCGCCGGCGGCGTGCAGCAGGAAGGTCAGCTCGGCCGGGGTGAAGACCCGCTGGACGATGCCGACGCAGGCGGTGCACAGGTTCGGCGACGCCCAGGCGCAGGTATCGCCGCTGACCGGATCACTGCAGGCCGCGTGTTCGGTGCAGCCGCAGGCGCGGCAGGCGGGGCCGTCGTGCAGCAGCTCGCGCACCGCCCGGGAGGCCTCGGCCCAGCCGCCGCGGATGATCGCACCCGGCGGGGGCATGACGTCGGGCCAGTCCTCGAAGAAGGCATCCAGCAGGGCGTGGGCGAGGGCCAGACGGGGATCGCGGGCTAGCAAGGGCTCGCGCGCCTCGTCCCCCCCGATGGCGAAGTCGTTGCGTTCGCCGGCGGACAGGGCCGACAGGGCCGACTCGATGTCGTCGAGTCCGTCGGTCCAGGCCTCGGGCACGAAATAGACCGGGTGGCCGGCCCCGTCGCCGCCGTCGTGACTGACGCCCTCGAAGGCTTCATGGACGGCGGGCCACTGGCCGTCGGCCTCGACGGCGAAGTCGCGGGGCTCCTGACGGTGGCGGCGAAGCGTCGCCTCGGCGATCGCGGTCACGCGCGGCGGCCCGGCGAAGGCGGCGGTTTCAAGGTCGGCCATCAGCAGCAGCCCCCGTGATCCGCGTCCGGCCCTGCGAAGCCTGGGCGCAGCGCCTCGACGGCGGCGGAGATGCGGGCCCATGCCGCGCTGCATTTCGGGCAGTCGGCGGCCGCACCGGGCTGAAGGTCGTCGGCGAGCCGCTGCAGCAGCATGAAATGGGCCAGCTCCTGCTGGCGGCTGGTCAGGCCGTGGACCGAGAAGCCCACGCCGGTCGCCCCATCAACCTCGAGGGCGGCGGCGATCAGGACCGGACAGCCGGATGTGCGGTGAAGCCGTTTGGCGGCGTCGTCGACTTGGCGCTCGAGCCGCAGGTGCGGAGGGGCGCCGGTCACTGGACCGTCTCCTGACGCACGGCGTGCGTCGCGGCGGCGCGGGCCATGCGCAGGGCGGCGGCGGGGCTGGGCCCCTTGCCGCCGAAACAGCGGCCGACCTGTTTGAGCGGGTCGAAGTCCGGGGTGGCGATGGTGACGCGATAGGCGCCGGCGTTGAACGACAGGGCCCAGCTGTGGTCCGGCAGGGCCGCGAGGGTGCGGGCGATTTCGTCGGCCGTGGCCAGATCCGGCGCGGGGCCGCCGATGGCGGCGGTCCACAGGGCGTCCTTGTCCGCGACGTTGGCGAAGACGGCGCCGGTCGACATGCCGGCGGCGCGGGCGATGTCGCGGATGGAGGCCCGGGCATAGCCGACGGATTCGAACAGTTCGCGGGCCGCGGCCAGGACGATCTGACGGGTGCGGGCCTTGGCCAGCTTTCGCTTGTTCGGTTTCTCGGGCGGGGGCTGACGCGGACCGTCGTAGTCGCAATGGGCCGGATCGAAGACCCAGAAGCCGCGGCCCTTCAGCGACTGGACCCGCATCCGGCCGTCGGGTTCGAGATGGGCGAAGGTCCCTGTCCGCCCGTCGGCGTGGCGCAGCAGGCTGACGCCCGCCTGCAGCAGGGCGAGGGGCTGGCCGGCGAGCGGGCCGGGGGTGAGTTGAGCGGTTTCCATGATCAGTCCTCTCGGGTGGTGACGGGCTGGCCGTCCTCGGGCTTGTGGATCTGCTGGCCGTCTTCGGGCGTGCGGGGCCGGCGCCAACCGCCGGAGGGCGGCGGGGGCGTCGGCGACGGGATTGGTGCGGGCTTGCGGCCGGCGTCGGAGTCCGGCGGGGTGAAGCGGAGCGGGTCGCGGGACATCACGATCCCTCCGACACCGTGTTGATCGCCCAGGCGATCAGAAGTTCCAGCGCCCTCACGCGCTCGTCGGGGAGGGCGTTGTATTGGTCGACGACGATTTCCGTGACGACCTTGCCGTCGGGTCCGACCAGATCGACCCAGCCGGCCGCATTGATGCGCGCCTCATGGACGGCGAGGTCTGACAGCAGGCTGGCGACGTCGTTCAGCGGGTCGGGCCTTGCGGTCCAGTCGCGGGCGCGCTCGAGCAACAAGCCATCCGCGGCGATCCGGGCTTCGCTCCGGTCCCAGGGGTCCGGCTGATCCGCGACCAGCCCGGCGGCGTGTTCGGCGGCCCGGTCGGCGTCGGCCGGCTCGGCCGCCGGGGCGGCCTCGGTTGCGAGGCAGGCGGTGGCGTAGCGTTCGCCAGGGGCAAGGGCCGGCACGCCCTCCTTTCTGACGGCGATGTGCTGATCCTTGTTCAGTTCTGCCGCCGTGATCGGCAGGGCGCAGCCGTAGTTCAGCAGGTAGCGCAGCCCCGCCTCGGTCAGGGCCAGCATGGGCGGGTGGCCGCCGGGGATTTGAACCACGCGGGCGGCCTGCAGTTGGATCAGCTGCTGGACGTGGGGGTCGAGCCAGTGGGCGCCGCAGGTGCAGCCGTGGGTCAGGAAGTCCTGATCGACGTCGCCGGTCCAATCGGCCGGATGGGCCGGGTCGAGGGGGCGGCGCTGGTCGCCGATCTTGTGCGCGATCTCGATCAGGGCGAGGCGGGCGCGAGTGTTGTCAGGGTCACGGGTCAGGGCGGCGATGTCGCCCCTGGGCGTCGCGCGCTCGGCCTGGGCCAGATCCTCGATCGCGGCCTTGAGCGAACCGCCGCCGCTGTTGGACTGGCGCGGAGCCCATCCGAGGGCCCGGCGAGCCTCGCCGGCGTTGCTGGCGTTCAGGAGATCGAGTCCGTTGACATAGAAGGGGCCCAGCTGTTGATCCAGCCAGTTGCGAGCGGCGGCGGGCATGTCCGGATCGTTGGCGAGGACCCGCAGACGAGCCGCCTTCAGCGCGTCCAGCCGGGTCGGGAAGGCGGGTTGGGCTGGGCCGACGCGATAGGACGATCCCGTGCCATGGTTCCCGATCTGCGTGCTGGTCGAGATGAACCAGCTGCCGTCGCTGTGAACGAACTGCCGCAGCGTGATGTGATCATTCTTCTGGCGCCACTCCAGTTCGGTGCTGGCCTGCCAAGGCTTATCAAGCGCCCAGTCGCCGAAGTGGGGCCCCGGCGCCAGTTCGCCAATCTCTTTCTTCTCCGTCACGCTGGCGCGCAGCTGGTCCCAGCTGCCGTGTTCGCGATAGGCCTCGATGGCCTCAGGCGCCGCCGTGCGGGCGATGCGGATCTTGTCCTGGACGTCGCGGACGCCGAGGCCGAGGCGTTCCGCCACCGATTTGGCGTCCAGCGGCTTGCCGTCCTCGCCCGCCGCGTCGGCGTAGTCGCGCAGCAGCATGGCCAGTTCCAGCGGGGGGATCGACTGGCGCTCGACGTTTTCCACCACGGTGATGGCCAGCGCCTCGGCCGGGGTGGCCTCGCGTTCCTCGAACCGCAGGCCGTCGGCGAGGCTGTCGGTCAGGCGGCCCTGATCCCGGGCCAGTCTGGCGCCGAGCCAGCGGCGTTCCCCGATCAGCAGCATGCGGGTTCCGTCTTCCCGCACCGGCGTCAGGGTGACCGGCTGCAGCTGGCCCTGGGCCACCAGGCTGTCGGCCATGGCGGGGATGCTGTCGGGATCGACGGCGCGGTTGGCCGGGTTGCGTGCGATCCTGTCCAGAGGCCAGGTGGGTGGGGTGAGGGTCGACGGTCGAGGGGCGAGGGCGGCGGCGTTGACCCGACCCTCGGCGACGTCGAGCCCGTCAACGATACGCCGCCCTAGCGGCGTCAGGGCGAACTCACCGGGGCGAACCACGCCGTCCTCGCGCAGGCCCTTGAGGGTGCGGGCGGTGTTGGACTTGTCGCGGCCGAGATGGTCGGCGAGGGCCTTGGGCCCTTCGAAAGTCAGGGTCGGGTCGGCAAGGGCCCGAAGGAGTTCGGGATTCTGGAAGGCGAGCGCGGTCATGCCGGGGCTCCGGTTCGTGGGGTCAGGTCTGGGTGAAGAGGCGCAGGCGCGAGACGGCCCTGCGGGCGGCGTCGCGCTGGCCCGGGCCGCGGAGCAGGCGGGGGTCGGCGTCCAGCGCCGCGCGGCCTGCCTCGGCCAGGACCAGGAGGGCGGTGGCCTCGCCATGGGTCAGGGCCAGCCGCTGGACCGGCGCCGGCGCGGGGCCGGGCCGCTCGCCCGGGCCAGAGCGACAAGCGAAGACGGCGGTCACGCCGCCAGCCCTCCGGCGGAGCGGATCCGCTGCAGGGCCGCCTCGAGCCCGGACGGGTCGGCGGCGATCGGCCCGGCGACGAAGCCCAGCCAGCAATCCTGAAACCGCCACGGCATGTCGGCGCCGCCGGTCGGGTCGTCGATGAAGGCGCGGGCGTCGGCGGGCTTGAGCGCGAACACGGCGAGCACGGGGAAGTCGGGGCCGTCGCCGCGCGTGCCGGTCTGGCGCAGCCAGTTCAGGCGTAGGCCGGGCCGCTGGCGCAGCAGATGGGCGGCGAGGGCGTCGGCCGAGACGAACGGGATCGGCGCGCGGGGGTCGGCCGCGGGAAAGAGGGTGGCGGCCATGTCAGACGCCGCCAGCCGCGACGGCGGCGAAGGCGCCGGCGAGGGTGGTCAGGACCGCGCCGGCCAGAATGGCCCCGGCCCCCGCCAGGGCGAAGAAGGCCAGCCACCGGAAGGCGGCGTCGACCTGATCCGAGACGTCGCGCCCCGGCATCCAGTCCACGATCGGCTGGGCGGGGGGGTAATGGAACGTCGCCGCCGGCGCACGGCGTGCGTTGCCCGGGGATTCGGTCAGGACGGAGACCGCCGGTGCGGCGGATTTCCTATGATCTTCAAGGCGGATGACGGTCGCGGTGTCCATGTCGCATTCCCCTGTGAGGTGAATGAGGGATACAGTCCGTATCCATCACGCGTCAATAGGGAAGATACAAAGCGTATCCTTCGCCGTTACGGACTGTCGCCGTTCACTCCGGCGTTCCGGCTCTCCCTTCGATCGTCGGAATCCGGTAGGGTGCTGGCGGAGGCGAGATGACGGACGACAAGGATCTTGAAATCGCCCGGTTGAAGGGGCGTCTGGAGGCCGCTGAGCAGCGCAGGGGCGGAGTCGTTGGCCCCACGCTGAAGGTGGTGCTGACGCTGCTGGCTATTCCCGTGGTCGTGATCCTGGTGCTGGCCCTTGTGGGGACTCTGGGGCAGCTGGTCCCGGAACCAGATCCGGCGGTCGAGGCCGCGCGGATCAACGCCTATTGCGAGAGCCAGTACGCCGGCTATGCACAGAAGGTTCGAGATGAGTGCAGGTTTCGTGAGTTCCGCGCCCGCGCCGCCGACTGATCAGCTGGCCTTGCGGAACGTCTCAAGCACCTGAAGCGCGAGCGCCTGTCGGTCGTCAGGGATATTTTCCCAGAGCGCGAGGATGTCCTGCGGGACATCGTCCGGGTGCCGATCGATGATGAAGCCCGCCGGGATCTGAAGTACAGCGCCAAGGGTGCGCAGCCAACGGGTCGTCAGCTGTCGCCGCCCCGCCTCGAGGTGGCCGATCATGCCGCGTGTCGTGTCCGCGCGCTCGGCGAGTTCATCCTGCGTCCAGCCGCGGAACTCACGCCACGCGCGCAGGAAGTTGCGATCGTCGAAATCGAGCGCTGCCGTCATCGATACAATCTGCGACAGCATGGCCCCCCTTTCGACTAACAGGCTGTACCGTTACGGCGTCATACCCTCTTGCCCGATCGGATACAATCCGTAGCCTATGGGGTATGGAAACTGATTCGCACCATGGAGCTGAGGCGGGCGAGGACGCGCAGAGCCTGAACGCCCGCCTGATCGCGGCCGGTTTGAAGAAGGCCCACGCGGGCCACCTGGCCACCGGGCGGCGCAGGCCGTCGCTCATTGTTGCGCTGAACCTCGAGGAGGCCTTGGGAATTCCGCCTGCCGCATGGCGACAAGGACCGGCGGCGGTGAAGGCCGCCCTGGCGGCCGCCGACGCCGCTCGGCCCCCTACCGCGCCGGGATGTCCCGCGTGAGCGGGTCGGTCGCCAGCGGGCAGCGGCCGCAGGCCCGGCAGCGGGCCGCATGGCTGTTGCGGTCGGACAGCATGATCAGCCGGGCCGTGTCGGCGACCGGACGCCGATCGACCGACAGCCGGGCCAGTTCGCTGTCCAGCAGCTGGAGTCGCCCGCGCATCTGTTTGCGGCACCCCTTGGCCTTGACCCCGGCCGGCATGACGGGCGGCGGCATCGGCGGGCGGACGCGGGTCGTCGCGGCAGGCCGCGCGGTTTCGCCGCCGAAGGCGGGGGTCCAGCGCTTTTCCATCCACGGGCCGATCTTGCGCAGGGCGCGGCGGACCCGCGCGTCCATGCCGGGATCCGGAAGCGGCGGCACGGCGCCGGGCTGGCCATATCGTTCCGCAGCCGCGCGGGCCAGATCGGGCATGCGCTCGACCGAGGTCGGCACGGCGGCGAAGGCGCGGCAGGCCCGGGAGAGGGCGGCCATGTCGCGCTGGTCGGCGGCGTCGGCCACGGCGGCCGCGGCGTCGCGGGCGGCGCGCTGCCAATCCAGCACGGCGCGCATGTGCACCGTGGCGACGATCAGGGCGTCGCTGATTTCAGGCAGTTCGTCGAAAGACAACGGCAGATCGACCGGAACGTCGGTCATGGAACCCCTCGCAACTTACGCGCCCCCCCGGGTCGCGGCTCGCCCCATTGGCGAATCGATTTCGGGCGGATGCAAGGCGTTACAAGCGCGAATGGGACGTGTGCGGACGTTTCAACCGCCGGTAAGTTTCCCTGACGTCGGGGAAGCGGCATGACCCAGCGCCACGCCATGCGCCGGGGCGTCGCGCCCCGCCCTTCGGACAAGGACATGCGCATCTGGGCCCGGCTGCTGAAGCGTGCCGCGCCGATCGGGCGCGCGCCGCACAGCGACGGCCTGTCGTTCGTGCTGGCGGCCGAGAAGGCCGGCAAGGCGATCATGCCGCGGGGCCATCAGCACACGGCCAGCCCGTTCACCGCCCTGGTGCGGACGGGAAAGGGATGGCTGACGCTGAACGCGGCCGAGCGCGAGGCGGCGGGCGAGCGGGTGCGCGGCCTGATCGCGGAATGTGAGGCGGCGCTGGAGGCTCTGGCCGACGGCAGGCGCGAGCGGAAGGACATCGACGGATGAACCGGATTACGGCGGAACAGGCCGCGCGGGCCATCGTGGCCGCGTGCATGCTGCTGGGGGTCGACCCGGCGAAGGCGTTCGACGCGACGGAGCGCAAGGGGCGGACGAAGAACGCGCCCGGCGGGTTTTCGGCGCGCGTTCTGGCTGCGCACGGCGTGCGCGCCCGACTGGGGGTTTCCCCGACGACGCTGGGCAAGGTGTTCCAGGTGCATCCGAACACCGTCGCGCCCAGCCAGCGGGCCAAATACGGGATCACGACCGACCAGCTGCTGGCCGTCAGCGAGGCCCTGGGGCCTGTCGGCCCGGCCGATGCGCGCGAGCGGTTCATGGAGCCGTTGAGCGGGGTTCCGACGCGCAGCAATCCCCGGCCGGACGCCGGACGCCGGACGCCGGACGCCGGACGCCGGACGCCGGACGCCGGGAGTGTGCGCGGTGACGCCGGCGGTCAATCCCTTGATGGCCGAGCGGCCGCAGGCGGTGCGGTTCGCGGCGTGGTTCCTGGAGGCCGAGTGGCCGGTGCGGACCGTGGCGCGCCTGTTCGACGTGGATCCGCGCCAGCTGCTGGATGCGCTGGACCCGCAGGCGCCGCCGGCCATGGAGGCGGGACGGTGAAGGCGGGTCCGGATGACCGGCTGGTTCGCGCCTGTCTGGCGCAGGGCGGCTTTCCCGTGGCGGTGAAGACCCGGATCGGCACGGTCTGGGCCGGGCCCGACGGCAGGCCGTGGGCCGGGTGGAAGGCGTCATGACCCGGCAGTGGAAGACGCAGGAAACGTCCCCCGCCTATGAGCGGCCCGCGGTGATGCCGGAGGATCCGGCCGTCGTGGCCGGGGCGGATTACGAACGGGCCTTTGTGCAGACCAAGCGCCGGCGCGGCGTCAGCTGGGCCAATATCGCCCGGATGCTGGGCAAGGCCGAGGGCCAGCTGCGGCGCAGCTATGGCGGGGGCGGGCTGTGATGCGCCCCGTGGAAGCCAGGGACCGGTCCTGCACGGACAAGAAGCGGCTGGCCAGCGAGGCGGCCGCGCGGGCGCTGGCCAGCCTGCTGATGGGGCAGGGCGTGTTCAAGGGGGCCAAGGCGTGGGTCTATCACTGCCGCCACTGCCGCGGGTTCCACATCACAACCAAATTCGGGGCGGGGAACCTGCCGGGGGCGATCACCGCCAGCAGCACCTATGACGACGGGGCGCGGGCATGACCGCCCCCGCCAACGCCATGGCCGTGATGGCCCATCGGGTGACGCCCGCCGGCGAGGACGTCGATTTCTTTCCCACCCAGCCGTGGGCGGCGCGGGCCGGGGCGGAGATCATCCGGCGGCTGGACCCCCGGGCCCGAAGCGCGTGGGAGCCGGCGTGCGGCGCCGGGCATATGGCGCACGGGCTGCGCGACCTGTTTCCGGACCTGCTGACCTCGGACGCTTATCTGTACGACGGGAACCGGGTGCACGACTTCCTGGGCGAGGCGCCGCCGCCGTTCGGGGCGGTCGACTGGATCGTGACCAATCCGCCGTTCTCGAACCTGCCGGGCTTCATGCGGACGGCATACCGGCAGGCGCGCCGGGGCGTGGCCCTGCTGATGCCATCGCGGGTGCTGGAAGGGGTGCTGCGCCACGAGCTGCTGTACCGGGAATGCCCGCTGACCGTGGTGGCGCCGTTCAGCGAGCGGGTGCCGATGCACAAGGGGATGTACGACCCCGGCCGGTCGACCGCGGCGTTCTACAGCTGGTTCCTGTGGCTGAAGCCGGCGCTGAAGCCGTATCGCTTCATGGCGCGGATGCCGGATGGCGCCGGCGGCTGGGACTGGCGCCCCGGGGTGATGCCGATCGCGCCCGGGACGAAGAAGCGGCTGTTCCGGCGCAGCGACCTGAGGTTCGCGGTCGGGGGCGAGGCCTTGGCGATCGTGGCCGACCGGACGGCGAAGGGGCAGCCGGTGCTGGCGCCCTCGCTGCTGGACCTGCTGGCCCGGGTGGCGGCCGAGCCGCATGGCGTGACGCCGCACAGCACCGCCTATCCCCACGGCCTGCTGGCGACCCTGAAGGGCATGGATCTGATCGATGCGGGCGAGCTGGACCCGGTGTTCGGGGATCGCCGCTACAGCGTCAGCGCGGACGGACGGGCGCTGCTGGCGGCGCGGGGGGTGGTGTGGTGATGGGCGAGGTCGTCAAGTTCGAACGGATCGGGGGCCGTAGAAAGTTCGACGCCTGCGAAGTGGGCGATCTCGTCATCGGGCGATTGAATCACGGCCCCCAAGCCGGCTGCTGGTCCGTTCTGGAAATCGGCCGCGTCGATAGCGACGGAGCGGTATCGGAAGTCCGCGACGGGGAAGATCTGATCGCCGTCGGCCGCGTGTTCGAGAACAGTTCGACGGCTCCGCACTGGATCGCCCCGCTAAAACGACTGAGGCCGGGGGCGACCGAGGCCCTGGCGCGGGTGTTCGCCGCCGACCTGGATGACCTGCAAGATCATATCCGCGGCTGGTTGGCGGAGGAGGCGTGATGGCGCGCCCGCTCTGCGATGACTGGGGTTGCCCCGCCATGGCCAGCTGCGCCCTGCACTGGGGCCGGGCCGAGGCCTATTGGGCGATGTCGGAGGAACCCCGCCGGTTCCAGAAGGGCGAGCGGAAGGCGTGGCAGGCGGCTTGCCCCGAGTATCACCGCGACGTCGTTCGGCCTTGGATGATCGAAGCGCATCGGACACCGGAAACGACGCCGACCGGGGCGTGGCGGATGCCATTGTTCGTGGATGTCGGCGGCTTCGCTACTGACGCACGCCGTGCGTCGCGAGGGGGTCGCTGATGGCTGAGACTCCCCCGATCATCCTGGAAGCGATCAAACAGGTCTCGATCGAGGCCGTCGCCGGGGTGAAGTTCACCGGCGGGGCCACCCGCGTCGGCCCCTGTCCGCTGTGCATGAAGGGCGAGACCAAAGGGACCTGTTTCAAGATCCGCGATGGGGACCGCTGGTTCTGTCACAAGTGCGAGAAGGGTGGCGACGCCGTGGCGCTGGAGGCCCTGCTGGCCAACGTCGGCATGGTCGAGGCCGCCCGCCGTCTGCTGGGCGGGGCGTGGCGCGAGCGGGTGGCGGAGCCGGCAGCGGATCCCCGGCCGAAGGCGCGGTCGGAGAGCGCCGAGGCCGAGGCCGCCCGCAAGGCCGGGTACGCGGCCGAGATCTGGCGAGGGGGCCAGCCGTTCGCCGGCAGCCCGGCCGAGGCCTATCTGGCCGGGCGCGGGATCGTGCCCGAGGTGCTGCAGGCCATGGCGCCGAACCTGAGGTTCAATCCGCGTGCGAGATGGTTCTGGGACGTGGCCGGGCGGCGCTGGGTTACGGCGGCGGCGATGGTCGCCCTGGTGGTCGTGGCGGGTGGCGACGGCCGGCCGGTCGCCACCGGCGGGGTGCATGTGACCGCGCTGGAGGAAGACGGCGCCGGGGGGTGGGTGAAGGCCACGGACCGGCGGACCCTGCCGCCCGGCGAAAAGCCGGTCAGCGCCAAGGTGATGTGGGGGCCGCAGGGTCTGGACGGACGCGCCGGCGGGACCTGGCTGATCGGTCCGGACGCGTCGTGGCTGGAGGGCGTCGACGGGGCGGTGGGGGCCGAGGGGATCGAGACCTCGGCGTCCATGGCCAGCCTGTCGTTCCTGAAGCACGGGGTCGTGCCCCGGGCCTGGGCGGCGTTGTCGTTGGACCGGCTGCAGGGCCGGCTGGCGCAGGACGACGACAGGTGCGTCGACCTGAAGACGTTGGCGGCCCGGCCGGGTTCCGCCTTCGTCTGGCCCGGCATGGACGACGTCGAAATTGGCGTGGACCGGGACATGGGGCCCTTCACCCTCAGGGCCCGTGCGGGACCGAAGAACAAGCCTTGTGAGGTGACGCTGGATGGCGAGGCGCGGGCGCGGATCTGCGCCCGGATGGCCACTGCCGCCTGGCGTGAGGCCGGGGCGCGCAAGGTATGGGCGATCGCGCCGCCGGCGAGGATGGATTTCAACGACGAACTGCGCCGCGTGCTGGCGCAGACGGGGGCCGCTGCGTGAGTGACGACGGGTACGAGGTGCTGAGCGGCGGCGACGCCGAGGTCGAGCGGAAGCTGGGGGTGTTTCCCAATCCGCCGCTGAAGGAATGCCCGGTCGTGCCGTTGGGGTTCGATGGCGGCCGGGTGTTCTTCGCCATGCCCGAGGGCGAGATCCGCAGCGAGCCGGCGTCGAAGATCGCGGGGATGCTGCGCACCGACATCTTCTGCAGCGAGGCCGGGCAGGCGTTCCTGACCTATTGGCGGCCGCCCGAGGACGACAACAAGTTCGCGGCGCCCCTGATGGCGGTCTGGTTCAACCGCCAGTGCCGCAACGCCGGCAAGTGGGACACGCGGCGGGCCATGCGGTCGCTGGGCGTCTGGCCCGGGGATCCGGGCGAGGTCGTGCTGCACAAGGGCGACGAGATCTGGCGCTATGCGCCGGACGGGAGCCTGACGAAGGTGTCGGTCGCGGACAGCCTGAGGGTCAGGACCGGGCCGCTCTACAAGCTGTTCCCCCCGGCCCCCCAGCCGGGCGAGCCGGCCTCGGCGGCCGACGGGCAGTGGTTCCGCGATCAGCTGGACATGTGGCGGTTCGAGACCCTGGAGGAAGAGGGCCTGACCGGCGCGGACGTGCTGGCCGGCTGGATCATGGGGGCTCTGCTGGGGGCGGTGCCGGCGTTCCGTCCGCACCTGCTGATCCGGGCGCTGGCGGGATCGGGCAAGACGACCCTGATGACGCTGGTCCATGCGCTGATGTCGGCGCTGACCGGGGATCTGATCAACAGCTTCTCGGACGCGGGCTGGCGGGCGGACATCGCCGGCATGGCCCGGCCGCTGGCGGTCGACGAGGCGGAGTCCAGCGGCGGGGACGGCGGGCCGGGGCCGGTGGAGCAGGTGCTGAACTATCTGCGCCTGATGGCCACGGGGGCCGGCCAGAACCGCAAGATGGGCGATGTCGGCGGCGGGGTGCTGAGCCAGACCGCCGTGGGCTCGGCGATCCTCGCTGCCATCCTGCCGCCGCCGCTGGACAGCGCCCTGGCGACGCGGGTCGTCGATATCAAGCTGCTGGCCCTCGACGAGCGCGACCTGGCCGAACAGGACCGGGTGCGGGAGATGTCGACCGATCCGGAGATCGTGGCCGCGACGACGAAGGCGCGTGCGCTGGCGCCCGCCATGTTGGCCCGGGCCCTGCTGGGGGCGGGGCGATACCAGTCCGAGACCGCCATGATGAAGGCGGCGCTGATCCAGGCGAAGCAGGATCCCCGGACCGCTGACCTGATCGCCTCGCTGGCCGCCGGCCGGCGGCTGCTGACCACGGACGCCCCCCTGACCCCCGAGGAGGCGGACGCCGACGTCCGGTTCTGGAGCCCCCTGCTGAAGCGCAGGGCGCAGAACGAGGCGGTGTCGAACCCGGGGGCGGACCTGCTGGGCCACATCATGGCCTGGGAGACGCCCCAGCACATGAACGATCGCCGCGTGACGGTTGGCGACCTGGTGGCGAAGTGGGCCTCAGGCGAGGACATCAACCTGTCGGTCCTGAAGAACCTCGGCCTGCGGCTGTACGCCGGCCATGGTCCGGACGGGCGGGAGGGGCCATGGCTGTTCGTCTCGAACAAACACCCCGGGCTGGAGAAGATGACGGCCCGCACCGCCTGGAAGGATCACCGGGCGACGCTCGAGTATCTCGACCAGCTGGGCCCCGACCACAAGACGTGGGCGGTCAAGTCCCTGAAGTACGGCCCGGGCCAGCAGCATCGCGGGCTGGCCGTCCCCCTCGCCCCCTGGTTGGAAAGGCCCGCCTCGCGCGGCGTTCCCTCTGGCGTTCCCTCTGGCGTTCCCGGTGAAGCCGATGAGTTTTAAGGGGAAACCGCCGCCGGGAACGGTGGGAACGGTGGGAACGCCACCGCCTCCCGGGTGCAGGCGCAGGGGCGCACGACGCCACAGGTCCGTTCCCTGCGTTCCCGGCGTTCCCTCTCTCTTTTCTTATAGCAGTTTCAATAGAATAGACCGGAACAGGGCTGGGAACGCCTTGGGAACGGTCGAGTTCGGGGCGTTCCAATGACCTTCATCCCACGCAAAGAAGGCGAGGCACTGGCCATGCACCTGCACCGTAACGCCGTGGCCTTGGGCTGCACGAATGGACAGATCGCCACGCTGCGCGAGGCGGCCCGCCTATCGATGGGCAACCGCCAGAACCGGGTGGATGCCGGTCGGCTTGCCGCTGAGATCCGGGACCAGCTGGCCGAGAGCCTGAAGGCTGCCGTCTATGCCGCCCAGGCTAGGGGCGAGAAGATCGTCGACTTCAACGATGACGGGGCCAAGCGCATCAAGGGCCGCGACGGTCTGAAGTCCATGCTCGACAGCGAGGCCATCACGGAAGAGCAGTTCAACGCCGGGCTGGTCTATCGCTCGCTGTTCGAGGCGGTGGATGCAGGGTCGGTCGGGTCGCAGCTGGGACGCCTCGGCGAGGCCTCGGCCGGACGGACCAGCACGGACGCCATGGTTCGCCACGGTCTGCACGGCGCCTATGCCAGCGTCCGCCTGACGGAAGCCGAGAAGGCGGTCGGTTCGCCTGACCTGGTGGCGGTGCTGCGCGCCGTCGCCGGCCACGGCCACACCATCGGCTCGCTCACCACCAGCGGTCACCGCCGCAAGGCCCTCGCCGCCGGCCTCGCCAAGGCCCTCGACGCCGCCCGTCCCGAACTGGCGAAGGGCCTAGCGGGGGCACTGGACGCCGTGGCCCTGTCGCTCGCCAGAACAGGGGGCTTGCGAATCACAGGCAGTTAAGTTCACAACAACCCTGCGCTTGAACCTGCGCCCGGAGCCCGCCCGACACCCCGTCGCGGCGGGTTTTTCGTGCCCGATCAATGCCTTGCCCCCTCGCGCGGGTCCTTCCCGGGGGGCGCCCCCTATACGGTGGGGCAGAGCGCGAAATCGCAGCGCTCAGGGCGTGAATAGGATTTTGAACACCGTGAACTCGCCCGTCCGCTTCATGACAAAGGGGCAGTTCGCGGCGCATCGGGGCGTCGGGAAGTCGGCGGTTTCGAACTGGGTGAAGAAGGGCTGGGTGGTCGAAGCCGAGGATCCCGCCGACGGCGTGATCAAGGTCGACGTCCAGCGGACGGAAGCGAAGCTGAACGCCTATCTGGATCCGGCGCGGGGCCGCCCTCGCGCGTCGGACAGCCAGCCGCAGGGCGACCTGCCGCTGGCGGTCCCGTCCGTCGCTCCGGCGGCGGGCGGGAGCCTGGCGGACGTCAGGACCGATCTGATCCGGCAGCAGACCGAGAAGCTGCAGCTGGACAACGCCCGCAAGGCCGGGGACCTGGTGCCGGTCGAGGAATACGCACGCCGTGCGTCGGAGTACGGGCGGGTCTCGCGCGAGCGGGTGCTGTCGATCGTGCGGTCGCAGGCCGAGTGGCTGGCGGCGTGCAAGGATCCCCGGGCAATCGTGGCGCAGCTGGAAGACGAGATCGAGCGCGGCTTCGCAGACCTGGCGGCTCAGATCGCGTCGGGCGAGGTCGCGGACGGCGCCGAAGACGACGGCGAGGACGACGCGGCGGTGCAGGCCGAGGTGGCCGAGGCGCTGGCGGCGGAAGACGACGAAGGAGACGAACGGGAGGTCGGCTGATGGCGTTCGATCTGGAAGCCTTCGGCACGACGCGGCCCATCATCGAGGCGAACGCCCGCAAGCTGGACAAGGCCTTCGCGGACGGGTTCCGGCCCGCCGAGCGGATGTTGGTCTCGGAATGGGCGGCCAAGTATCGGCGCTTCAGCGACGACGCTCCGATCCCGGGCCGGTGGCGGCACGAAACCGCGCCCTATCTGGTCGAGATCATGGACGCCCTGTCTCCGCAGGACCCCTGCGAAGAGGTCATCCTGCGCAAATGCGCCCAGTCGGGTGGGACGGCGGCGGTCGAGAACTGGATCGGGTTCATCTCGGACCTTGCGCCGGGCCCGATGCTGTTCGTGCAGGCCACGCTGAAGGCGGGGCTTGAGTGGTCGGCCGAGAAGCTGTGGCCGATGATCGAGTCCACGCCCCGGCTGGACCCGGCGCGCGGCGGCACGATCCGCCAGCTGGGCGAGGCGACCGGCGACGGCTCGACGAAGAACAAGCTGCGGTTCGCGCGGTCGTCGTCCTATGTGGCGCTGGCCGGCGCGAACTCGGCGGCGGGGCTGCGGTCCCGCACCATGCGATACGCGGTAGAGGATGATCTCGACCAATTCCCGGACAACCTGGACGGCCAGGGTTCGCCCGAGGCGATGGTCGACCAGCGCCTGAAGGTATACCGCCGCCGCGGCCTGTCGAAACGGGCCAAGATCTCGACGCCGACGATCAAGGGCGCGAGCAAGATCGATGCGGCGTTCAGCGCCGACGGCGTGGACCGGCGCTTCGCCTGGTACGCCTGCCCGCACTGCGCCTCGCGTTTCCGGATCGTTTGGGATCCCCAGCCAGATGGCGAGCGCGACATCCAGTGGCCCGACGGCCGCCCGGAAGAGGCGTATCTGAACCCGCGCTGTTGCGGCGCCGAGGTCCAGCACTGGCAGAAGCTGGCGATGATCCGCCAGGACTGCTGGCTGTCGGAGGAGATCGACGGCGAGGCGACGCCGCTGGTGCTGACGGAAGAAGAGTTTCAGGCCCTGCGGGCCCGGATGCCGCGCAGCGTCAAGCGGGCGTTCGACATCGACGGCATGCTGACCAGCTTCCAGACCTGGGGCGACATGGCGGTCGAGTTCGTGGCCTGCCGCGGCGACCAGTTCAAGCTGATGGGCTGGACGATGTTGACCCGCGGGGCGGCGTTCGAACTGCGTGGCGCCACGCCGGACCATGAACGGCTGAAGCTGCTGCGGTCGCAGGACTGGGGCACGGGCCAGATGCCGGCGGGGCCGGTCGTGCTGACCCGCGCGAGCGACGTTCAGGGCGACGGAATCTACACCGAGCTGGTCGGCTGGGGGCCGGACGCGGAAAGCTGGTCGCTGCACCAGGCCTTCCTGCCGGGCAATACGGACGTGCCGGGCGAAGGGGCCTGGGTCGATCTGGACAGGCTGTCGCGCCAGCCGACGATCTTCCCGGGCGGGAAGGCGCTGGGGCTGGACTGGGAAGTGGTCGACGGCGGCTATCACACCAAGGCGGCCGAGGAATACGCCCGGATGCGCCCTAACCGGATGGTCGTTTTCGGCCGTTCGGGCTGGCAGCGCCCGATCCTCGGGCGCGGCGAGAACTTGAAGTATGAGCGGCAGGGCAGCCGGACTGGGTTCGCGTCCAAGAAGGCCGAGGACAAGGCCTATCTGGTCGGCGTCGATGGCGTGAAGGCCATGTTCTACGGCTTCCTGCGTTCGACGCTGAAGCTGGCGGCGGAAGAGGCGAAGACCGGCGTGGCGGCGGAGCGCCAGCCTCGCGGCCTGTGCCATTTCAGCCGGGACACCCCCGACGAATGGTTCGAGATGGTGACGGCCGAGACGATCGTCAGCGTAATCGAGCACGGCTATCCCAAGAAGAAGTGGCAGCCCCTGCCTGGCCGGGAAAACCACTTTCTGGACTGCCGGGTCTACAACATTGCGGCCGCCGAAAAGCTGATGCTGGACACCCTGTCGGCCGCCGACTGGGCCCGGTTGAGGGCGGAGCGGTACGGGCCAAAGGATCCGCTGCAGGGCGACCTGCTGGCGGGCGCGGTCGCGATCACGCCGCCGGCCTCGCCGGTGGCGGCGAAGGCGGAAACGAAGACGGAAGCCCCCGGCCCGGGCGGCTTCGTGGACCCGGGGGAGTTCTCCTTTGACTGATCCGGTTGACCATGACGCCCTGATCGCTGGCCTTGAGGCCGGGCTGACCGCCGAACTTACCGTCGAGAGCGACGGCGACCGGGTCACGAACCGCAGCGTCGGGGACATCGAACGCGCCCTGAACCTTGTCGAGAGCCGCAAGGCCCGCGCGGCCAGCCCGTCGCGCCGCTCGGCGACGACGGTCGTCAGCTTCAGCCCGGAGTGAGGCGATGAACGTCGGGCGGATGATCGACAACGCCATCGCCGTGGTGGCGCCGACGCACGGCGCGCGCCGGATGGCGGCCCGCATCGGGGTCGAACAGATCCGCGGCTACGACGCCGCCGCCCGGAATCGTAAGACCAAGGGCTGGAAGCGCCCCTCGACCAGCCAGAACGCCGAGAACGCCCGGGCCATCCGTCTGCTATCGGCCAGCGCGGCCGACCTGTTCCGGAACAACAAATACGCCGCCGCCGGCCTGCGCCACTATGTCGGGGCGGTCTGGGGCGACGGCATCGCGCCGATGGTCTCGCACCCGGACCCGGTCGTGCAGCAGCTGGCGCAGGACGACTGGGATCGTTGGGCCGAGTCCCGTGTGGGGGATCAGGTCGACTGGTACGGCCACGGCAAGCTGATCTGCCGCGGCATGATCGGCCCGGGCGAGAGCCTGACGCAGTGGAGCCCGGGCCGCGACGGCGAGCCGGACGGGACCGTGGTGGGGCTGGAAGGCGAGTATCTGGACGAGACCCGGACCGAACAGTCCGGCGACGCCCGGATCATCCAGGGCGTCGAGTTCCGGAACCGTCAGCGGTCCGCCTACTGGCTGTTCGACGAGCATCCCGGCGACGTGATCTTTTCGACCTCGTGCACCTCCCGCCGGATCGACGCGCGGCACATCGACCATGTGTTCGAGAAGTTGACCCACACCCAGGCGCGCGGGGTGTCGCGCTTCGCGCCGCTGATGATGACGCTGCGGGACATTGGCGACATCGAGGACTCGCGTCGGCTGCAGGAAAAGGTCGCCAGCTGCGTCGGGATGATCCTGCAATCGCAGCCCGGGTCCGAGGTCTCGCCGCTGGTCAACAACGCCGAGGCCCAGACCGACAACCGCCCGGACATCGAGACCATCACCCCGGGCATGATCCTGCGTCCGCCCGCGGGCGTCACGGCCCACAGCTTCACCCCGGCGCCCTCGAACGAGGGGACGAACTTCATCCGCCAGCAGCTGGCCGCCGTCTCGGCCAACCTGGTCCCGTATCACGTCCTGACCGGCGACGTGTCGCAGGCCAACTATTCGGGGCTGCGCGCCTCGCTGCTGAGCCTGTGGGGCCAGCTGGACGACGACCAGCAGAACACGATCATTCCGCAGCTGTGCCAGCCCGCGCTGGACCGGCGAATGCAGCTGCTGGCTACGCGGACCGGCGACCGCCGCTTCCTGCAGGTCCGGGCCACCTGGGCGCTGCCGGTTCGTCGTCACGCCGATCCAGTCAAGGATCTGATGGCCGAGCTGATCGAGATCCGCAGCGGCCTGAAGCTGATCTCGCGCTCCCTGGCCGAGCGCGGCATCAACGCGGACGAACATATGCGCGAGATCAAGCGCATGAACGACCTGATCGACACGCTCGGCCTGGCGCTGGAATCCGATCCGCGCCGGGTGACCAAGAGCGGCGTCTTGCAGGCGGCGACCGGCTACCTCTTGCCCAAGGGTGAGGGGGAGGCGGCGGCCGCCGACTAACCGGGGGACACCCATGAAGACGACCACCCTGCTGGCGGCGGCGGCTTTGATGGCCGCCGCGCCGATGACCCGAGACGCGCCGAACGGCGCGGAAGACCGTCGGGCCTCGCCCCCGTCAGGCCCTCAGATGCGTTTCGCCGGCTTCCTGCCCAGCAGCTACAACGCCGAGGCCCGCACGGTCGAACTGGACCTGACGGTCGGCGCGGCCGTGAACCGCGGCTGGTTCGTCGAGGAATTGGCTGTTTCGGCTGAAGCGATCGATCTCGGCCGCGTCGCGCGGGGGCTTGTGCCTCTGCTGGACACGCACAATCGCTGGGGCATCAACGCCATTCTCGGCAATCTGGTCTCGACGCGCTTTGAGACCATTTCCGGCAAAACCACCCTGGTCGGCGTCGTCAAGTTCACCGAAACCGCCGCTGGCCGAGAGGCAGAAGGCATGGTCGCCCGGGGCGAACTGCGCGGCGTTTCGATCGGCTACGACCCCAAGGCCTGGGAAGTCGTGTCGATCGACAAGGACACCGAAATTCGCACCTGGCGCGCGACTTCCTGGGAGCTTCTGGAAGTCACGCTCTGCCCTGTTCCCGCCGACCCCGCCGCCGGGGTGCGCTCGGCGGCCTCTTCCCCCGGCGCCCTCGATTCCAACGGCGCTTCCGCCACCCAGGAGACTGAAGAAATGATCCGTTCGCGTCTGATGGGCGGCGCCGCCGCCTCGGCTCTGGCCGCCAATCTCGCCCCGCCGGACGATACGTCTGGCGCCGCCGGCGCTGCGCCTGTCCTCTCGGACACCCGCACGGCTGAACCTGCTCCGCAGGTCCCGGCTCAGGCCGCCGCCGCCGCCCCGTCCGGCGGTGAGGCTGCCCGGTCGGCGCCGAACGCCTCGGGCGCTCCGCCGTCCAACGGCGTGACCCGTTTCGGCGCCGTTGAAGCTCTCGGCTTCGCCGCGGACGCCGCCGCCTTTGGCCTGACCGCGCGTGGCGCGGCCCTGGTCGAACAGAACGAGCGCGGCGAGATCAGCGTCGAGACCGCCCGCGCCACCCTGCTGCGCGAGGCCGGAGAGGCCCAACGCGCCGCCACCTCGGGCGCCCCCCAAGCGCCCGCGTTCGGAGCCGGGGCCCGGTCCAGCGATGGCAACGCCCTCGCGACCCGCCAGCACGCCATCGACGCCATCGTCGCCAGGGTGCTGGGCACGACGCCTGATCCCGCGGCCCGCGAATTCGTGGGCCTGCGCCTGCTGGAGATGGCCGCGCTTCGCGCCGGTCTGAGCCCGCGGGAGCGAGACCCGATCACCATTCTGCGCGCGGCCCACACCACCTCGGATTTCCCGATGATCCTCGAGGCGGCCGCCAACAAGATCCTGATCGAGCGGTACAAGCTGGCGGAACCGACCTTCCGCCCGATCGCCCGCCGCCGCGATCTGCGCGACTTCAAGCCGACGAAGCTGCTCTCGATGGGCGATTTCCCGACCCTGCTGCCCTATGCCGAGGACGGCGAGATCAAGTCGGGCACGATCAACGAGGGCCGGGAGTCCGTCGTGCTGGGGTCGTATGGCCGCATCCTTCGCCTGACCCGTCAGGCCATCGTCAACGATGATCTGAGCGCCTTCGACGACGTGTTCGGCTCGATCGGATCGATGATCGCCCAGTTCGAGAACGCCACGTTCTGGGCGGTGCATGCACTGAACAGCTGGCGCGGGCCGAACCTGTCGGATGGCAAGTCGGTGTTCCATGCCGATCACGGAAACTACACCGGCACGGGCACGGCTCCTTCGGTGGCCAGCTTGGGCATTGGCCGGGCCTCGATCCGGAAGCAGACCAACATCGACGGCAACCCGCTCGATCTGGCTGCGAAATACATCGTCGTCGGCCCCGACAGCGAGACCACGGTCGATGCGCTGGTGGCGACCATCACCCCGAACGCTGTGGCTGGCGTCAATCCGTTCAGCGGCAAGCTCACCCCGATCGTCTCGGGCGCGATCCCCGACTACGCCTGGGAACTGTACGCCGATCCGGCCATGGCCCCGGTCTGGTCCTACGGCTATCTGGCCGACGCGCCCGGCCCTCGCGTGCTGACAGAAGAGCAGTTCAACGTGGACGGCGTCGCCTTCCGCGCCACTCTGGACTTCTACGCCGGGGCCACGGACTTCCGCGGCGGCTACCGCAACGCCGGCGCCGCGCCGTCCTAGTCCACAGTCTCCTGCTGACCCTTTCCGGGGCCGCTTCGGCGGCCCCGGTCCCTTTTGCGATCCGCAGACGAGAACTCGCCGCTTCCGACGCACGCCGTGCGCCGGTGGCGACGTGTCTTCGCCGGCGGCAGTCGTCCGGCTTCTCCAGCGCAAGGAACAACCGATATGCGTAACCACATCTTCCGGGGCATCGGCCTGCCCCTGATCGCCCCGTCGGGCGGCGTCGTTTCGGGCACGGGCGTGAAGATCGGCTCGATCATCGCCATCCCGTCGACCGACGCGGCCGAGGGCGAGACCTTCAATGGCGACACCGAGGGGTGTTTTGAACACGCCGCGGCGACCGGCCAGGCCTGGACCCAGGGCGCGTTGCTCTACTGGGACAACACGGCCAAGAACTTCACCACCACCTCGACCAGCAACACCAAGGCCGGCGTCGCGATCTCGGCCAAGGAGTCGGCCGCGGCGGTGGGCGAGGTGAAGCTGATCCCCAGCATCTAGGGCCCCGCCGTGTCTTTCGCCGAGGTTGTGGTGCGACAGCAAGAGGCTGTGTTCCGCCGCCTCGGCGAGGATGCCACCTGGTCGGGGGTGGCGGATCCGGTACGGGTCCGGTTCGCTGAGCGGGACGAGATGGCCAGCTGGTCGGACTCCCGGACGGTTCATCTGGCGCGGTTCGTTCGGGTCCGTCGATCCCAGGTCCCGGCGCCGGCGTCGGGGGACGTGATCACCCGGACCGAGCATGGCGACCAGCAGCTGGTCGTGATCGAGACGCCGACGCTGGACCGCAAGGGCGTCTGGCTGTGCGCCGTCAAGGAGGCGTGAGCCATGGCCGGTGAACGCGAGGCGGTACTGGCCGCGCTGGAGTCTTTGGCGATCGCTGCCCTGCCGGGCGCGGACGTGAAGCGGAACCGCAGCGAAGCGACCCGGCTGGGCCCCGCAGGGGCGGTCAGCCTGTATGACGGGGATCCGGGCGAGCCCGAGATCGACCTGTCGCCCCCGATCTATAACTACGCTCACCGAATCCCGGTCGTGTTCGCGGCCGCGTCGCCGGCGGCGCTTGATCTGCTGCACCGGGCGCTGGGCGCCGCCGTCGAGGCGGACCGGACCCTGGGCGGCCGGTGTCAGTACCTCGAGACGGTCGCTCCGGATGTCGAGCCGCTGGATGTGGCCGGCGCTGAGGCCTCGGCCCAGTCCGAAGGCGCCATCGTGGCGCACTATTCAACCAAATCCCCCCTGTAGGAGGCTCCCATGGGTCGCGCACGCGGTGCGAACGCTCAGATCGCGTTCGCCTTTTCGACGGCTGGCTACGGCTCGGTTCCGACGACCGGGTTCCGGCCCGTGCCGATGGTCTCGGTCGATCTGGGCGAGGACCAAGGCCTGCAGGAAGACGATCTGCTGGGCCTCGGCCGCGAGGAGCGGGAGGCGGACGAGGGGGTCATCAACAATGAGGGCGGCTCGGTCGTGCCTGTCGACCTGCGCAACTTCGGCTATTGGCTGAAGCTGTTGCTGGGCGAGCCGGTCACCTCGGCGGGCGTGGCCGCGACCGGATCGGTTCTGATCACCGGCCAGCCGGCCAACAACTCGGTCCTGACCGTGAACGGAACCGATGTCACCTTCGTCACCGGCACGGCCGGGGCGGGACAGGTCAAGGTCGGAGCCACGATCGCCGAGACCCTGGCCAACCTGGTCGCCTTCCTGAACGCCAGCGCCGACGCCTCGATCGACGACGCCACCTATTCGGCGGACGTGGACGGCGCGACCCTGATCATCGAGCACGACACCCTGGGGACGGCCGGCAACGCCTTCACCCTGGCCAAGGGCACGTCGCCGGTTCCGGACGTGACCCTGTCCGGCGCGACCCTGACGGGCGGCGCGGCCTCCGGCGCCTATAACCACGTTTTCACCGCGGGCCAGCTGAGCCACCCGGACGCGGCGGTGCAGATCACCAACCCGGAAGTGCCGCAGTCGCGCATGAACTGGGGCGTGATGGCCGACTCGATGTCGATCCAGGGGCAGCGCTCGGGCCTGCTGAACGCCAGCCTGCAGCTGGTGGCGCAGGGCGAGACCAAGGACGCGGCCAGCATGGCCGGGACGCTGGGGGATGCATTCGAAGTCGAGCGCTTCAGCCAGTTCACGGGCCAGATCGAGGCCGATCATGTGCCGCTGGCCCGGGTCGAGACCTTCACCCTGCGGATCGCCAACAATCTGGACAAGGACGAGTCGATCCGCCGCGACGGCCGTATCGGCGGCGCCGACCCGGGCAAGCTGACGGTCGGTCTGAACCTGACCCTGCGCTTCGCCGACACGGTGATGCAGGCGCGGGCCGAGGCCGGAACCCCGCTGCGGATGACGGTCGGCTGGCGGATCAGCGCCACGAAGCGGCTGGACTTCATCATGGACAACGTCCGGCTGCCGCGCAGCAAGGTGCCACTGTCGGGCCCGGGCGGGATCCGGGTCAGCTATTCGGCCCGCGCCCTGAAGCGGCTGGCCAGCCAGAACGCCTTGCGCGCGGTGCTGGTGAACGACGTCGCCAGCTACTGATCCGCCTGACGCACGGCGTGCGTCGCTCCCTTCAACCGAATACCCGAGAGGGCGGTCTGGTACGGCTCGCAAGGCCCCCAGCACCTGTATGTGGAACGCGCCGGCCCAGTCCGGAGCGTAGGGGTTCAGCCCGCCGCCCGTTAGACGAAGCCCCGCCGGTTCCCCGGCGGGGCTTCACCCATTTCCAGAGAGCCCCATGCATCAACTTCAATCGGACGACCCGGTCCGGGTCGACCTGTTCCCCGGCGCCTTCGCCATGATGGCGCCGATCACCTCGACGGACTTCCTGCGCGCCCGCCAGGCGACGCGCGAGGTGCTGGCTGAGGCGGAGGAGGGCGATCCGGACACGGGGCTGAAGCTGCGCACCGCCCTGATCCGCAGCCTGGTGCAGGCGGGGATCCATTCCGTCGAAGGCGTCGCGGACGTGGATGGGACGGCCATCGAGGGCCGGCCGAGCGAGGAACAGGTGGATCGGTTGCTGGCCTGGTTCCCGGCCTATGAATCGTTCGAGCGCCTGTACGCCGGCCCCATCCTGGAGGCCGAAGCGGAAAAAAACGCCTTGTCGCCCTCGCGGAACACGAGTTCCGCCGGGGCGGCGACGACTACTGCGAAGGCTGCCTCGCCCGAAAGCCCGGCGAAGCCCGATGCGGAGAATGTCCAGCCCGATTGAACGCGCCGCGCACCCGTGAGGGGGCGCTGGCTTGGGACGTGATCCAGGGCTGCCGGCGCCAGCTGCGCACCAGTCTGAACGGCCCGGTCGGGCTGGATTTCGGCGCCGTGATGGCGGTGGCGGCCGCGCGGGGCTGCGCCTCGGCCCTGCTGGCCGAAGCCCTGCCGGACGTCGAGCTGCACCTGCTGCTGTCGATCAGGGAAGCGGCCGAGGGGGGCGAATAGGCCATGCGCTACCGGACCAGCTTCGACGGTCTGGAAGGGCTGGCGAAGGGTTTCGAGAAGGATCTGGCGCGGGCCGTGACGCACGGCGTGCGTCAGGCGACCGAGGCGTTGAAGGCGGATGTGCGGGAGGAGACGGCGGGCGCCTTCAGCCTGTCGCACCGCCTGCCGAAGGCATGGCGGTCCAGCGTTTTCCCGCGCAGCGGCGACAGCGTCGACGCGACCGGCTGGGTGGCGGTGCGCAATACGGCGGCGGACATCATCCAGTCGGCCATCACGGCGACGACGATCCGGGCCCGCAATGCGAAATGGCTGGCCATCCCGACGCGGGACGCCGGTCGGTTCGGCCTGAAGTCCGGCGCGGGCGGAATGGGCACGACCACCAATAGCCGGGGCGCGCGGGAAAGGATCACGCCGGCGGGGTTCGAGCGGCGGACAGGAATGAAACTGCGGTTCGTTCCGGATGGCGGCCGCCGCGCCTTTCTGTTGGCGGATCGGGCCCAGCTGACGCGGGGGATCATCGCGCCGTATCGCGGCAAGGGCCGGGGGGCGCGGCTCTACGGCCCGAGCGGCCAGACCTTCGTCGCCTTCATCCTGGTGCGCAGCGTCCGGACGAAGAAGCGGATGGATCTGGACGCCATCGCGGACCAGGCCGCCGGCGCGGCCGCCAATCTGATCGTGCAGAGCTGGAGAGACTGAGATGGCGGTGAAACAGGTCGCCGTCCGTCTGAAGCCTGAGGGCGGCGCCGAGACGGTCTCCACCTTCAAACAGGTCGAGGAGGCCGGCGCGCGGGCCGGGAACGCGGCGGCGGCGGCCAGCGACAAGGCCACGGCGGCGGCCGCGAAACAGGAAGCCCAGTGGAAGCGCAACGCCGAGGCGTATCGCGCGGCCGCGAACGCGGCCGACGCCCAGGCCCGATTCAACACCGTGCTGGGGGTGGGGGCGGGCCAGTCCAGCGCGGCGGCGAGCGCCGAGGTGTTTGCGGCGCGCTTCGCCTCGAACGACAACGACGCCCGGCTGGCGGCGCAGATCCGGGCCCAGATTGACCCGCTGGCGGCGGCGCAGGACCGCTATAACCGCGAGCTGGCGGAGACCCAGCGGCTGCGCGCGGCGGGTCGTCTGACCGACGAACAGGCGATCCAGTACCAGAACCGCCTGCAGAAGGAGCTGGACCAAACGACGGCGGCGCTGAACCGCAACACCTCGGGCCTGACTCGCCGCGAGATGGCCGGCCGGCTGAACGTGACGCGGCAGCTGGCCGACGTCGGCGTGACGGCGGCCATGGACATGAACCCGGCGATGATCGCGATCCAGCAGGGGCCGCAGCTGCTGGAGGCGCTGTCGGACAGTGGGTTCAAGGCGCGCGGCTCGATGCTGCTGCTGGGCGGAGCCTTCGGGGTCGTGGCCGGCGCGGCGGCGCTGGGCGCCAAGGCCATGTGGGACGCGGAACAGGCGGCGCTGGCGCTGGACCGGGCCGCAAGCGGCCTCGGGCGGGCGGCCGGGCTGTCGGCGGCCGAGCTGGAAGCGATGGCGGTCCAGGGGGCCGAGGCGGGCAAGATCCACGCCTCGGCGGCGCGCGAGATGGCGGCCGCCTGGGTCTCGACCGGGCGGATCGGCGGGGAGGTGATCCCCGGCATGCTGGCGATGGTCAAGGACTACGCCGCCTTCACCGGACAGGACGCCAAGGAGGCGACGGAGTCGCTGGGCAAGGCCATGCTGGAGCCGGACAAGGCCGGACGGGCCATGTCGGACGCCTTCGGCCTGCTGAACACTGAGCAGGAAGCGGCGATCGAGAACGCCATCAAGCATGGCGACCAGCTGAAGGCGCAGAAGATCCTGCTGGAGGCTCTGACCGGCGCCGTGGACGGACACGCCGAGAAGGTCGGGCGTATCGAGACGGCTTGGGGCGGCGTCGCGGCCGCCGCGGCGGGCGCCTATGAGTGGATCAAGGACGCCCTGACCCTGACCGAGACCGAGCAGGTCGAGGCGCTGGAATCCCATCTGCGGTCGCTGGGCCGGGACCCGGCGGCCGCCCGGTTCGGCGCCGGCGGCATGGAGGGCGAGCTGGCCCTGATGCGGGTGCGCGGGGCGCTGGAAGGCTGGGCCGACGAGTCGCGGGCGGAGACCGCAGCGAAGAACCAGTCCGACGCTCTGGCGCGGCGCCGGGCGGAACGGAACCGGGCCCGGGGCGGGCGCAGCGGCGCGGGCGCGGCCGAGCGGGCGGCGCGGCAGGCGCTGCAGCGCGAGCGGGCCGAGGAGGACCGCGAGGCGCAGCTGGACCTCGAGGTGGCGCGGGCGGCGCAGGACGTCGACCGGATCCGGGTGCTGGAAGAGGAGGCGGCGATCCGCACGCGGATCCGCCAGCTGGTCGACGCAGACGTGTCGGCCGAGGACGCCCGCTTCAAGGCGCTGCAGGAACAGGCCCGACTGAACGAGGCGCGGGCGGCGTCGACGGATCGCGAGGTCGGACTGTTGTTCGCGGCCCATTCGGTCGAGGTCGATCGCATCCTGGGCATGGAGCGGTTCAACGCCGAACAGGAGCGGACCGAGGATCTGGCCCGCCGGATCAAGGCCTATACCGACGCCGGCGCCTCGGCCGACGAGGCTGAGCTGGCGGCCAGCCGGGACCTGCTGCAGATCGAGGAGGCCCGGGCCGAGGTGATGGCGCGGCAGGCCGCCAGCGCCGCGCGGGAGCATGAGCTGACGCTGGCGCGGCTGGCCGGGCGGACCGGCGATGTGGACCGGCTGGATCGGGCGGCGCGGATCGAGGCGCGGGCGCGCGAGATCGAGGCGCGCGGCCGGAACGGCAAGCCGCTGAACCACGGCGAGGGCGAGGACCAGGCCGGCCGCGAAATCGCCCAGGAAGTCGCGGCCGAGGCCGAGGGGGTCCGTCGCGAATGGCTGCAGGGCTTCATCGCCGACATCCGCCAGGGCGGAATCCGGGAGGCGCTGGCGGATCAGTTCGAGTCGGCGGTCGACCGGATGATCAACCGGCTGATCGACAGCCTGTTCGACGTCGATTTCGGCGGCCTGATGGGTGGCGGCGGCAAGAAGGGCGGCGGCGGGCTGGGGGGATTCCTGTCCTCGGCGGCCGATCTGCTGTTTGGCGGGATCGGGCGGAACGCCAACGGCACGGACCACTGGCGCGGCGGCCTGACGTGGCTGGGCGAGGAAGGCCCGGAGCTGGCCTGGCTGCCGCGCGGGTCGAAGGTGGCGAGCCACCCGCGGTCGATGCAGATGCTGGCGTCGGCCTCGGGCGGCGGGGGTCCCACCGTGCACCACCACTACTATCAGCTGGACGGGGCCACGATCGGCTCGGACGAGCTGTGGCGGCGTATCGAACGGGGCGACCGGTTCGCGGCCGCCGCCGGCGCCCGGAACGGCGCCCAGGCGGCGGTGGGCATCGTGCACGCCTCGGCGTCGGAGGTGCAGCGCGGCGAGCGCATGCTGAAGGACTAGGGCGGGAGACGAAGATGGTCGATCGCCTGCCGCTGGACCGGCCCTTCCGCCCCGCCAAGCTGCGCTGGCGGCTGGTCGACGCCCGGATCGAGGGCCCCGACAGTTTCGGCCTGCCGCCGGACATGGTGACGACCGACGGCGGCGGCTGGTGGACGGCCGAGTTCGGCGAGGCGCCGGCGATGACGCCGGACGAACACATGACCCTGCGGGCCGCGGCGCTCCAGCTGCGGGGCGGTCGGCGCATCGACGTGCCCTTCCTGGAGCAGCGACCGACGGGCGGTCTGGTCACGGCGGCCCCGGCGGGGGACGAGCTGTCGTTCGACGACGGGGTCTTCATCGCTCCCGGTCTGGTGACCGCCGAGGTGGAATCGACGGTCGGGCTGCGGGCCGATGAGATGCGGATCCGCGTCACCTCAGGCGCGCCTCTGATCGGCGGCGATGTCTTCAGTCTGTGGCGCGGCCCGGAACTGGGCTCGGAACTGCACGCCCTGGGCGCGGTGACGGCGTTGGGCGATGACGTCTGGGCGGTCGAGATCGGCCCGCAGATGCGTCAGGCCTATGCCCCGGGAACGGAGATCAATTTCAACGATCCGCACTGCGCGATGCGGCTGGTCGATCCGGACGGGGGGCTGTGGCCCGAATTCGATCGGGGCTGGAATCCCCGCGCGCGCCTGCGGTTCGATGAGGCGGTGCGGTGAACGAGACGGAACTGCGCCTGCTGCGCGCGACCCGGACCAATCTGGCCTTTTTCTTTCGGGCCGAGCTGCCGTCCGGCACGATCCGGCTGTACGCCGGCGCGGGGGATTTCCCGCTCGACGCGGATGCCGTCGAGACGGAGGGCGGGATCTATGAGTCGGCCGGCCGCTGGGCCGGCGGCTTGCCGGACGTGGATCATCTGATCAACGGCCAGGCGCAGGGGCTGACGCTGCAGCTGTCGGGCGTCGATGTGGAGACAGCGCGGACCTATATCCGCGAGCGCAGCGAGATCGTGGGCGCTCCCGGGGCGTTCGGCTGGGCGGTGCTGGACGAGCGCTATCGGATGGCGGGCCCGGTGCGCTGGTCGCTGCGGGGCAAGCTGAGCCAGCCGAGGATCGGCCGTCAGCGGTCCGGCGAGTCGACGTGGACGCGGATCCTGTCGGTGACCCTGATATCGGGCGCCTACGCCCGCCGGCGGGGCGAACACGCCTATTTCACCAAGGCCGACCAGAGACGGTCGCACCCCACGGACGCGGCCTGCGACCGGGTAGGGCTGTATAGCGCCGAGACGACCCGGAAATGGCCGAACTGACCGGGCGGTTGAGCGGGGCGCCGGCCCTGTCCGCCTGGCTGCGGGCCGAGGCGCGGCGGCCTCTGATATGGGGTCGCAGCGACTGCCTGCTGACGCCGGCGAACTGGCTGATGTCGCTGGGGCTGCCGGACCCGGCGGCGCCCTGGCGGGAAAGCTACGCCGACGCCGAAGCGGCCGGCCTCGTGCTGGGGGCCCACGGCGGGGTCGTCGCGCTGATGACCACGGCGCTTGCGCCGCTGGCGGCGCACGGCGTGCGTCGGGCCCGTGTCCCGCGGCCGGGGTCGATCGGAGCGGTGACGGTGCTGGGGCCGGATGGTCCGGCCACGGTGGGCGGGGTGTGGACCGGCCGCCGTTGGGCCGCGCGGGCCGAACGGGGGATGTGGATGGGCCGGGCCGAGGCGCTGGCGGTGTGGCGGGTTCCCGCCGGGGAGGCTTGAATGGTCGCCACCGTCGCCACATGGGTCGCCGGCAAGGCGACGGCGCTGGTGGCCGGCGCCACGGGCAGCCTGGCCGTGGCCCAGACAGTGTATGCGGCCGCCTATTTCGGGACCCAGCTGGCCATCACGGCGGGTCTGTCGCTGGCGGCCCAGCGCCTGGCCCAGGCGTCGACCCCCGATATCGAGACGGCCAAGGCCAGCCTGAAACAGACGATTCCGCCGCGGATCCACGGCTATGGCTATCGGCGGCTGGGCGGCAGCTTTCTGCTGTGGGAGGCGAAGAACAACTACGCCTATGACGTCGTGGCGGTGCATCACGGCCGCATCGCTTCGGTCGATGAAATCTGGCTGCACGACAAGAAGCTGAATTTCGTCGGCGGCGGGGTGGGCGGCTGGGTGGCCAAGTCGGCGGAATACGGCGGCGGCGACAGCGATCTGATCCATGTCGAGTACCGGCTGGGGGCGGCGACCGAGACGCCGTACGGCGCCATCGTCTCGGCCCTGTCGAGCGGCGGGACCTGGACCTCGGCCTGCCGGGGCGACGGCATCGCCACCCTGGGGGCCGACTACCATCACGCCAAGAAGGAGAACCTGCTAAAGGATTTCCCCAACGGGGGGCTGCTGCAGTGGAGCATGGTCGGCTGGCTGTCGCCGGTCTGGGATCCGCGGGATCCGGGCCAGTCGCGGACCGACCCGTCGACCTGGACCGCGACCGGCAATCTGGCGCGTCAGATCCTCGACTTCTGCTGGAACGCGCCCGGCGGGATGCGGATGGACTATGAGGCCGAGATCGAGCCGCTGCTGGCCGGCTGGATCGAGGAAATGGACATCTGTGACGAGGCCATCCCGCTGAAGGACGGAGGAACCGAGCCGCGCTATCACGGGGGCGGATTTCACGCCCTGGCGGCGGACCCGCAGGACTTCCTCGACAAGATGCTGGCGGCCTGCGACGGGCGGCTGTGTCGGGACGAGTTCGGGGTGTGGCGGCTGTGGGTCGGCAAGGTGCGGATCCCGACCGTCTATCTGACCGATGAGGATATCGCCGACTACGACATCCAGGGCGACGCCTCGGCCTTCGACGTCGTCAACGAGATTGCGCCGACGTTCGTCAGCGCCGCGCATGGCTGGACCATGGTCGAGGCCACGCCGTGGCGGGTGACCGAGGATGTTACGGCGCGCGGTCAGCCGTTTTCGACGCCGATGCCGCTGGACTGCGTCGACAGCGCCAGCCACGCGCGCCGCCTGGCCAAGCGCGAGGCGCTGCGCCAGCTGGCCGAGACGCGCGGGACGCTGGTGGGCCGGCTGAGCGCCGCGCGGGCCATGGGGCAGCGCTGGATCGGGCTGGATCTGGCCGACCTGGGCTATGAGGCGGCCGTGGTCGAGATTCAGAAGGGGGCGAGGACATCGTTCGCCCGTTCGGCGGTGGATCTGCCGTTCAGCCTGGTCGATTTCGCCGTCGACGACTGGGATCCGGACACCGAAGAGGACGGCAGCGGCACCGCGCCGCCCCGGCCGGGCGCGGGCGAGCTGGCGGTCCCGGGCATCGCCTCGGCGGCCCCGTTCTGGGGCGCGCTGGCGGGCGGCTACGGCGCCCGGCTGCGGATCCAGGCGACGGGCCCGGCGCGGGACGATCTGACCTGGCTGGCGCGTTGGCGGGTGACCGGTGGCGACAGCTGGAACACGGGGCAATATCCGGACATCGACCCGGGCGCCGACATCATCATGGAGACCGCCTTCGTCCCGACCGAAACGCTGGTCGAATGCCAGGTCGCCTATGTCACCGGCGGCGGGGTGCAGAGCGCCTGGGGGCCGGCGGTTCCGGTCGAGGTGAACACCTCAACCGCCAGCCTGGCGCCGGATCGGCCCTCGAGCCTGGACGCCTACATCAACGACGACACCATCCCGGACGCCGTCGTGCTGTGTTCCGCGCCGACCAGCGCCAATGTGGTGGACATCGTCTTCTACAAGGGCGGCGCGACCGACGATTTCGACGATGCGATCGCCCTCGCCCCCGTGGCGGCCACGCCGGGCGCCCTGATCCAGGTGGAGGTCACCAATCCGCCCGGCGGCGTCTATCGCTTCTGGGCGGTGGCCCGCAACGGCGCGGGGACCCCCTCGGCCCCGGCCGGCCCGGTCGAAGTCACCGTTCCCTGATCCGACCTCACGACCTGAAATGGAGGGCTTCATGGCCTCGAGCGCCCTTATCTCGGCCGCCAACAGCGTCTATGGGGACTTCGCCGTTCCCGGCGTGCCGGCGAGCGGCGCCAAACCCCTGACCCGCGCCGAGGTTCGGGCCCTGTTCGGTCTGATCGACGCGGCCTTGGGAAGTCTGGGGGTCAACGGCGCCATCACCGTGAAAAAGGCCAGCCGGGCGCTGCTCTACGCGGATCTGGCGCATGCCGCGGACGCCCTCGCCGTGGTGTATAACGATCCGACCCCGGCCTATAACGGCATCTACGCCAAGGTCGGCGACTCCGGTTCGGGCAGCTGGAGCCTCACCGCCCTCGCCCTGCCGTCGAGCTTCGCCGCTGACCTGTCGCAGGTCCTGGCGTCCATCGAGCAGGTCGAGGGCGACCGTGATCGGGCAGAGACCGCCGCGGACGCCGCGGACGCGGATCGCGTCCAGAGTCAGGCGGCCCGGGACCTGGCTATCGCCGCCGCGGCGGATGCGGCGCAGGTGTCGGGCGTCAGCGTTCCGATCTATGCGAGCCTGCCCTCGGCCGCGGCGGCGACCATTCCCGCGGCCGTCAAGTCAGTGCGGGTTCAGGGATATGCGAGCCCGGTCGATGGCGTGGTGACCGACTTCGCGCGAGCCGTGTCGGAACCGTCGCACGCGGGCAAGTTCCGCAGCCAGGATCGATTCCTGCCCGATGGCACGACCGATGCCGGAACCGGCGGCTGGTTCGAATATGTCCCCGGCCCGGCGGGGGTCGACTGCCGCGTGACCGGCGCGGGCCTGGGGGCCGCCGACGACACCTCGGCACTGACCGCAGCCCTGGGCATAGCGCGCGCCAAGAAGACGCGGCTGAATCTGGTGGGGGCCGACTATACGATCAGCGACAACATCGTCCTGGACGTCGGCGACGATGTCGATGGCGGCCTGTTCGCCCGCATCGTGCAGATCACGGCGGGCAAGGGCGTGTTCGACGGCCTGGACAAGGACAATGTACGCATCCGCAATCTCATCATCGACGGGCCTGGCTCACAGCACCTGATCGGGGGAAGCGACATCAAGGCGGCGGTCGTGGTCCAGGGCGGCGAGAACGCCCGGCTCGAGAACCTGCACATCTCGGGCTTCTACAACGGCGTGAACGTCTGCGCCGGGGAGAACAAGCGGGTCTCCGGCTGCGTCATCAAGGATTTTCGCATCTATGGCGTGGTGGCCTCGCTGTGCGACGGCTTCCGCATCCAGAACTGCGTGATCGGCGAATGCAGCCAGACGGGCGCCGCCAACGGCTATTGCATCAGCGCCACCGGCGACGTGGTGGGCGGCGACGCCCAGAACGACAACTTCATCACCGACAACCTGCTGTATGGCGTGCCGTGCTGGGACGCGGTGATGACCCACGAGGTCAGCCGCCTGCAATGCCGCGGCAACATCATCAAGGATGTGCGGGTCGGGTTCGACATCTCCGCGGCCTCGGCCGTCAATCCGTTGTTCGACATCGTCATCGCCGACAACATCATCGAGATGACCACCACCAACACCTGGGGCTCGACCGGGGCCCAGCATGCCGGGATCTACATCGGCGGCGTTCCCGGAGCCTATATCGACGGGGTCGTGATTCACGACAACATCATTGTCGGCGCCAACAAGATCGCCATCCCCGGCGGTTCGATCGGCGGCAACCTGCCGGCGGCGATCCAGCTCCAGTATGTCCATAACGCCAACGTGCATGACAACGTCGTGCGCGAGCTGGGCAATATCGCGTCCTACAACGCCATCAGCGTCTTCCGGGGCGGCGACAACGTCGCGATCCGCAACAACTCGGCGTCGGGCGTGCTGAGCAACGGCTATATGGTGCGGGCCCAGGGCGTGAGCACGGCCGATGTCGCCCGGAACCTGTCGATCCAGAACAACGTGACCACCTGCCCGGTGATCGCCCATACCCACATTCAGAACCTGACGGCGACCCGGCTGAGCTTCACAGGCAACGGAACCGCCGCCCTGGCGACGCTTCTGTCGACCAGCGGGGCCGATCTCATATGGCAGAACGGCTACGGCTCATTCACGCCCAATCTCAAGATCGGCGGCGTCGCGCTGGCCTCGGGTTCCTATACGACCCGCCTGGGCGAATTCGTCGTGCGGGATGGCTTCCTGACCCAAACGATAACCATCGTCCTGAACAGCAAGGAAGGAAAGTCGGGCGACATCACCATCGATGGCCTGGCGATGCCGACCCGGCCTGGCTCCGACGGGATGAGCTATCCGTTCGCCGTGTCGAACCCGACGGGCGTGTCCGGTGTCCCCATGGCCACCATCGCCGCCGGAGGATCCTCGACGATCGCCATGCGGAACAACGCCACGGACACCAATCTGACCGGCGCGCACCTGTCCGACGCCGCGCGGTTCGTGCTGCAGGGCGGCTATCCGGTGTCCACCTGACGCCCGCCGGCCTGCTGACTGAAGGAGATCGTGACCCATGACCGCCCCCGCAATGACGTGGCCGCAGGCCATGACGCTCACCCAGTTCGGCTTCAAGGTCGCCCGCGCGCATTGGACGGACCGATGGCTCCAGATGTTCGAGGGCCAGCTGCGGCTGTGCAGCCGGACCGAGGGCGCCGCCGATGAGGTTGGGCGGCCGGTGCTGGGCGGCGCCGACATTCAGTCGCCCGACTGGCTGGACGTCTCCGACATCTACCCCGATCCGCCGGCCTGAGACGCGCCGTCCCGGGCCGCGAAAGCATCGACGGCCCGGAAAGCGGCCCCCGGCCGCTGTCGCAGTGACCCTCCCTACGCTCTTCAGGAGGCGCCCGTGTCCGCATGCGGCCACATCATCGGCCCGGCCCGGCCTTCGCGCCCGGTCCGGTCATCGAACCGGGGAGCGGCCCATGCCTGATCTGTCAGAGGTCGCGACCGGGTCGGGTCTGGTCGGCGGCGGCGCCGTCATGGCGGTCGCGGCGATGAAGTTCGTGGAGTCGTGGCTGGCGCGCCGGCGGACCCCGGAACAGAAGATCGGCGACGCGGCCGGGGCGGCCAGCGAACTGATCCGGCTGGCGCTCGAGGCGTCGGGAACCAGCGTGCAGCAGCTGCTGGAAGAACAGCGGGCCATGCGCGGCGAGATCGAAACGCTGAAGGCCGAGGTCGAGCTGTGTCACGCCCGCGAGGCCCAGAGCGCCCAGGTGAACCGTAGCCTGATCGCCGTGCTGCGCCGGCAGGGGATCGACCTGCCGGCCGATGAAGGGGTCGGCGCTTTCGTCGAGCTGAGCGGCGGCGAGGTGACGGCGTTGATGCCGGCGCGGAAGATCCGGACTCCAGCGGACGGGGAGGGGTGAGATGACGACCGAACCAAACGCCGCCGAGACCCTGAAGTCGGCCGCGGCGGCCGTCACCGGCGCCGGCACGCCGGAAAGCGCCGCGGTCGTGACGGCGCCGAACGGATGGGCGGTGCGGATGCTGGCGATGGCCGGCCCGGCGCTGTCCGTCATGGTCGCCTGGGTGATCGCCATCCTGGGCGGCGGGCTGGTGATCTTCGGCATGACGATCGTGCGGGGCGTTTCATGGCCCGAGGCGGTGGCGGAACGCCGGGTCGAGGCGCTGGCGGCGATCGGGCTGGCCCTGTGCGCCATTCTGGCCGTCGTGGTGTTCCGACTGGCCTCGGGTGGGCTGAAGCGGATCGAGGCCAAGGCCGGGCCCGCGTCGATGACGGTCAGCACCGGCGACTGAGACGAACGGCGTTCGTGCCGCGGCGGCGCACGGCGTGCGCCGGAACCTTGAACAGAGTGGAGCTGGACCATGCCGTATGTGCTGGGCGCCAAGTCGCGCGCCGAACTGAAGGGGGTGCATCCCTCGCTGGTGAAGGTGGTGGAACGCGCCATCGCGATCACCGCCCAGGATTTCAGCGTCCATGACGGGCTGCGCACCGAGGCGGAACAGCGGGCCTATGTAAGGTCGGGCGTGTCCCAGACGATGAATTCCATGCACCGGCCGCAGTCCGATGGCTTCGGCCATGCTGTGGACCTGGTCCCGTTCATCAACGGCAAGCTGCGCTGGGAATGGCCGCCGATCTACATCATCGCCGCGGCCGTCTGGAAGGCGTCGCGCGAGCTGGGCGTCGAGATCCGCTGGGGCGGGGCCTGGATCGACCTGCGCGACATCCCGAACGGGACGCCGGCGGCCATGAAGGCGGCGGTCGAAGCCTATGGCGCGCGGCAGAGGGCCCGGGGTCGCAAGGCCTTCACCGATGGCCCGCATTTCGAGCTGGCGTGATGACGGTCCCTCCGATCGAACCGCCCGACCCGTTGGTCGATGGGAGCGCGATGGCGGTCTTGGCGGCCGTGGCGGTTATGGCCTTTGTGATGGCAGTCGCGCTGATCTGGACCGGGGGGCGGCCATGAGCCGCTGGTCTCCAGTCCGCCTCGGCCTGTCGGCGCTCGCCCTGCTGGCCGTCATCCTTCTGATCGTCTTCTTCAATCCCCTGACCGGCTTCCTGCATCGCCAGCTGGAAGAGGCTCGCGCCGACGAAGAGACGGCGATCGACGGGCAGGTCTCGGGTCAGTACGCGGCCGAGGGGCAGGCGGAGGTCGAGGCCGCCGCCGGCGAAGTCCGCATCATCGTCGAACAGGCCCGGGAGGCCGCCCATGACCACGAAATTCAGGCCCGAGTCGCGCCGGGCGCCGATGACCCGCTGGATGCGGCTGCTGTCGATCGCCTGCGTCAGTCTGACGACATCCTGTGCGGGCTTCGGCCGGGGATCTGTGCCGGAAGCGGCGACCGCGGAACCGCC